GGGCGCGGCCTCCGCCACAGGCTATCAGGGCGCGGCCTCCGCCACAGGCTATCAGGGCGCGGCCTCCGCCACAGGCGATCAGGGCGCGGCCTCCACCACAGGCTATCAGGGCGCGGCCTCCACCACGGGCGATCATGGCGCGGCCTCCGCCACAGGCTATCAGGGCGCGGCCTCCGCCACAGGGAAAGCCGGTGTGGCGCTCGCGGCTGGCCTCGAATGCAAAGCGATGGGCGCTCTTGGCTGCGCGATCTGCTGCGTAGAACGCGACGAATGGAACGGGAAGACGTATCCGATTGTCGCGGTAAAAGCTGCAATCGTAGATGGCGAAAATATCAGAGCAGATACCTGGTACCAGCTGAAAAACGGTGAATTTGTGGAGGTGGAGTAAATGCTCGATACAATCTCCACGGCGAAGATGAGCCGCGAAGAATGGCTGGAGGAACGCAGAAAGTCCATCGGCGGGAGTGACGCGGCGGCTGTTATCGGAATGAGCCGCTTTGCAAGCCCGTACACGGTATGGATGGACAAGACCGGGCGGCTTCCGGAAAAGGAAGACACAGAGGCTATGCGGATTGGCAGAGATCTCGAGGAGTATGTTGCAAAGCGTTTTGAGGAAGCGTCCGGGAAAAAGGTGCGGCGCTGCAACTACATCATTCGGAATCCCGCGTATCCGTGGGCGCACGCAGACATTGACAGGCGAATTTCCAGCGAAAATGCAGGGCTGGAGTGTAAGACAACATCGACGCTTGACATTCGACAGTTCAACGGCGTGGAGTTCCCGGAACGCTACTATGCACAGTGTGTGCATTATCTGGCCGTCACCGGCCTAGACCGTTGGTATTTGGCGGTGCTCGTCTTCGGGCGCGGATTTTTTACATACACGCTGGAACGCGACGAGGCGGAAATCTCCGCGCTGATGGAGGCGGAGCAGCTTTTCTGGCGGTGCGTCGAGGAGGATACGCCGCCGGTTCCGGACGGTTCGGAGGCGACGACGGACGCGATCAGCACGGTTTATGCCGACAGCAGCGGCGAACAGCTTGATTTGTTCGGACGCGAACAGCTGTTGTCTGAGTATATGCAGATCAAACGTCAGGCGGCGGCACTGGCGGAGCGCAGCCGCGAGATCGAAAACACGATCAAGCTCGATATAGGCACGGCAGAGCGGGCCGCCTGCAACGGCTACAACGTCTCTTGGAAGCAGCAAAACCGGCAGACGTTTCAGCCCAAAGCCTTTAAAGAGGCATACCCGGATATCGATTTGGCACCGTTTTATAAAACGGTGCAGGCCCGGCCATTCAAAATTACAGAAATCACGAAGGAGGATGGCTTGCAAAGTGTTTCCACATGATTTAACAGGGCTGACATTCGGACGCCTGACTGTAATCGAGTGCGCAGGCAAGGACATCCACCGAGAAAGCCTTTGGCGATGCAAATGCTCTTGCGGAAAGGAAACGACCGTTATCCGAAGCAATCTTCGCAACGGGAACACACTCTCATGCGGATGTTATGGACGAGAACGAAGGTCTGATGCAAACAAAACGCACGGTGGATCTGGCTCCCGCCTCTACCGCATCTGGAAAGCGATGCACACAAGATGCTATAACCCTCATTTTAAAATGCATCGATATTACGGAGGCCGTGGGATCAAGATATGTGATGATTGGCTTTACAGCTACACAAGCTTTCGCGAATGGGCGTTATCAAATGGGTACACGGAAAATTTAACGATTGATCGGGTTAATCCTGACGGTAATTATTGCCCAGAGAATTGCCGCTGGGCGACAATGGCAGAGCAAAACAGGAACAAACGATGCCCTAACGGGCAAAAATTGAAGGGAGAATAACCTATGGAAGGTATCATTCAGAAGCAGACGGCTATGCAAAAAGCTCCGCAGCAAAAGCAAATGTCTGTCACGGCTCTTGTAAACAGTATGCTTGACAAAGACGGTATGCGCAAGCGGTTTGACGAGCTTCTCGGCAAGCGGACACCGCAATTCGTTTCATCTATCGTTTCTATGGTAAACGCAGACAAAAACTTGCAGCAGGCATTTTACGAATCCCCTATGACCGTGATCCAGGCATCCCTAAAAGCGGCGATGTTTGACCTTCCGATTGACCAAAGCCTTGGATACGCCTACATCGTCCCGTTCAAGAATTATAAAAAGGATCTCGGCGCAAAAAAGATGGAAGCTACGTTTATTCTTGGCTGGAAAGGTATGCACCAGCTGGCGTTGAGAACCGGCGCATACAAGACAATCAACGTCGTCGACGTTCGAGAGGGTGAGTTGAAGAGCTACAACCGTCTGACGGAAGAGGTCAAAATTGACTTTATAGAAGATGAGGACGCGCGCGATGCTCTGCCGATTATCGGATATGTCGGCTATTATCGGCTTGTGAACGGTGCGGAAAAGACCGTGTACATGAGTACGAAATCCATTGCGGCACACGAAAAGAAATTCCGAAAGGGCGAGTTCCAAGGAAAAGGCTGGCGCGGCGACTGGGATGCAATGGCTAGAAAGACAGTCTATCGTATTCTGATTGGGAAATGGGGCGTCATGTCCATTGACTATCAGACGCGCGGAGAGGGAGAGCAACTGGCAGACGCGATTGCTGCGGATATTCAGGAAGAAGGTCTGATTGACGGGACAGTCGTTGACGAGAGTACCGGTGAAGCAATCGAAACGTCGGAGGTAGAAAATGCTGAATAAAATCGTCCTGATGGGCCGCCTGACCCGTGACCCGGAGCTTCGGCAGACGCAAAGCGGAAATTCTGTTGTATCCTTCACGCTTGCCTGCGACCGCGATTTCGCGGCGCAGGGCGCGGAGAAGGAAACGGACTTCGTGGATATCGTCGCATGGCGCGGCACGGCTGAGTTCGTCAGCAAGTATTTCTCCAGGGGCCGCATGGCCGTGGTGTCTGGCCGTTTGCAGATCCGCAACTGGGAAGACAAGGACGGGAACAAGCGCAAAACGGCAGAGATCGTCGCAGAAAGCGTTTATTTCGGCGACAGCAAGCGGGACGGGCAGAATGCTTCTGCCGCTGCACCGGCATCTTCGGAGTTCAGGCCGCTGCCGAGCACAACGCCGGTTCCGTTCTCTGCGCCGGATATGCCGCAGATGGAGATCGGCGACGAAAACGAGCTTCCGTTCTGAGGGCCGACGGATGGGAGATAAAAAGGAATACGTCAAGCTGTGGCTGAGTTACAGGAGCTATTTCGAGGCGTACAGTGCTGCTGAGGTGGGGCGCTTGGTGCTGGCTGCGATGGATTATCGCGAGTCGGGAGCAGAGCCAGAGTTCAGCGGGAGTGAACGTTTCATTTGGCCTGCGATTCGACGGGACATTGACGAATCCGTAGCGGCGCAAAAAGCCGTCTCCGCGTCCAGAAGTGAGGCAGGAAAGCAGGGCGGTCGTCCTGAATCCGAAAAAGCAAATGCTTTTGACGAAAGCAACGAAAAGCAAAAAAAGCAAATGCTTTCCGAGGAAAGCAAAAAAAGCTATGGACAAAGGAAAAGGACAAAGGAAAAGGACATGGACAGTATTCTTTCCCCCCTTCCCCCCACACTGCGCGAAGCAGTTGAAAAATGGGTGGCGTACAAGGGAGAACGACGGGAGGAGTATAAGCCTGTTGGCCTGCAAAGCCTTGTCACACAGATCACGAAAGCCGCAGAGGAATATGACGAGGCTACAATGATCGACGTGATAACCCGCTCTATGGCCGCAAATTACAAGGGGATCGTGTTTGACTGGCTGAAAGAGGCCAGCACACGCCCTGCGGCGCTTGGCCGCGCAGCAAAGCCCGGCTACGGCGTGCAGCAGCACCACGACGAACTTAATCCGATGGAACGCGCAGCCGTGGACAGGCTGCTGGAAGGAGGATAAAGCATGAGATTTGTTTGCGATTGCTGCAACGATCTGACCAACATCGAGGCAGACCGGATGGAGATCCAGGGCGACAAGCTGATGGTGTACAGCTGCGGGCGGCTGGTCTACGTTGCGGATCTGGGCCAGATCATGCTGGCGAAGCTGACGCCGGGGAGGGATGAGGCAAGATGAAAGAGAATGTGCTGGAGCGAAATGCAAGGCTGGATACCGAACGGAAGATTGCGGATTTTCGAGTAAAACAGCAGATGGATTATGCGTTCAAGGTGAAATACGCCAAAATCCGCGCATGGGAATTCTACGATCACCCAGACGTTGCAGGTAGCTGCTACGTAGCTGTCGGCGGGCTGGATTCCATTACGCTGCTCCTGTTCCTTCGCAGCATTGGTATTGATGTGCCTGCCATCTCGGTATCGTCGCTTGAGGATAAAAGCATTCAGCTGATTCACAAGCAACTCGGCGTGAAGCCGCTGAAACCGCTGAAAAGCAAAGTGGAAGTGCTGCGGGAGTACGGATGGCCGGTGATCTCCAAGGAAGTTGCGGGGAAAATCTCGCTTTTGCAAAATCCAAGCGAGAAAAACGCAACGGTACGCCATGCGATCATCACTGGGGAAACAGGGGCTTACGGCGGGTTCCGCACGGGGACGCGGATGAAGCTGGCGCAAAAATGGCTGGAGATCTTCGGCGGATACGAAAATGAGAATGAAGGCGTTAGCTACAAAACGCCGGATTTTCTCGTATCGGATAAGTGCTGCTATTACCTGAAAGAAAAGCCTTGCAGCGATTATGCCAAAGAAACCGGAAGCTTCCCGTATATGGGCCTGATGGCGTCCGAAGGAGGGCGCAGGCAGAAAGCGTTGATGATGAACGGGTGCAACTACATATCACCTGGAACGAAACGCAGCTGTCCATTCGCGATTTTTTCGCGGCAGGATCTTTTGCAGCTTGCGCTGGATTTGCAGGTTCCGGTGCCGGAAATCTACGGAGAAATCGTGC